TAACAAGAAACTGTAGACCACAGGAACCCCCGTTTACCTTTGGTTCAAACCAAACACCGTTTTCTTCGCGGTCTTCCGAGAAGAGGTCTTCGATGTTTATTACTTGTTTCTCCATTTCATCCTCTGTTAAAAAAAAATATCCGAGTCTCATACGAAACTCGGATATATATTAGTCACAAAAAAATGTGAACTTAATTATGCAGCGGCAAGGAATCCTCTTGCCTTAGATGGAGGATGAATTGCGTAAAATAATTTAAGGTATTTATTTCTGTGGGGTAGTATAAAAACAGGATAACCTATGAAGAAAGAACTTGAATCCAGTGGAAATGCAGTATATTCGCTTATGTATCATCTGATAATCGTTGTAAAGTACAGACAGAATGTTTTTATATCTGAAAAAATATCAGAATGTTGCAAGGATATTATTAAGCGTCTTGTTGCTGAAAGTGGCAATGAGGTTGTGAATATTGAGTGTGGAATTGACCACATTTATATTTTACTTAAAACAAAACCTGCTACAGATATTCCAAAACTTGTGAATGTTATAAAAGGAAGGTCTGCAAGGGTATTAAGAGAAGAGTTCTCTGAAGAATTGAAAACAAAACTTTGGGGAGATTCATTTTGGTCTCCTAGTTATTACCTTGCGACAACAGGAAACGTATCATTAGAAACTTTGATGAACTATGTAAACAATCAAAGAATGGAAATGTAAATATGGCATATAAGGCATATAAATACAGAATCTATCCTACTCAAGAACAGGCAGAGCTGATTAATAAGACAATTGGTTGTGCTAGATTTGTATATAATGCCTTACTCGCTGACGCAAAGAAACAATATAAAGAAACAGGAAAATCAAAGATAAAGACTCCAGCAAGTCTTAAATCTGAATATGAATGGCTAAAAGAAGTTGATTCACTTGCATTGTGTAACTCACAACTTCACATTCAGACTGCTTATAAAAACTTCTTTAACAAAACTGCTAAGTTTCCAGAGTTTCATTCAAAACGTAAAGGAAAACAGGCTTATACAACAAATAACATTAAAGAAACAATCAGAATTGAAAACGGAAAATTAAAACTCCCAAAACTCGGATTTATAAAAATTGTTTTACATAGATTCTGCAAAGGAAAAATAAAATCTGTAACTGTAAGTAGAACTCCTGCTAATAAATATTTTGTATCAATACTTACTGAACAAACTCCAGAGATTATTAAAAAAGATATAACTCAAGAAAAGATTCTTGGAATAGATATGAGTTACAAAGAGTTAGCGGTATATTCAGACGGTACGAAAGCCAAGTACCCAATGTACTATCGTAAGGCTCAGAAAAAACTTGCTCACACACAACGCAATTTTAGTCGAACTGAAATAGGCTCAAAACGTCACGAGAAAGCTCGACTGAAAGTTGCGAAAGTGTATGAGAAAATATCTAATCAGAGAAAAGCTTTTCTCGATAAAGAATCTACACGTATAGCCAGAGAATATGATGTTGTGGTTATTGAAAAACTCGATATGCGTTCTATGGCTAACAAAGGAATGAGAAATGGCAAAACAGTGAATGACATTGGCTTTGGTATGTTCAAAGAAATGCTGAGATATAAACTCAGTAATAACCTAGGGCAACTTATCGAAGCAGATAAATTCTATCCGTCAAGTCAGTTATGTTCCAACTGTGGATTCAAGAATATTGCAGTTAAGAACCTTAATATTCGTGAATGGGATTGTCCTCAGTGTGGAGTTCATCACGACAGGGATATAAATGCAGCAGTAAACCTTAGAAATTATTATACCACTGCAACGGTGGAAATTGAAGCTCGTGGAGAGAAAGTAAGACCTGTAGTGAATGTACTTTGTGCAAACACTACAGGCTGTCTCGGTGAAACGAGAAAAGTTGTAGGATGAAAAAAACTACAAACCCCTTCCTTTAGGAAGGGGTAGTTGACTTATGCAGTGAAGTGACAAGAACAGTCCTGACCGCCAAGATTTGCAGTTACAACAACTGCATCGCCTGGAGTTGCACCTGAATCAGGAATGATTGTTACTTTTCCATATGTACCGTCTTCGCCGGCATCAAGAAGGTCAAGGATAACATTTGCATCAGGATTTGCTGTTCCACCTGCATCTACAACACCTGCTTCATAGTAGGTACCTGCGGCCCAATCTGGAGGAGTTGTCTGAGCTTGAAGTCTTACAAACTTATTACCTTCTTTTTTGTAATAGTCTGTATAATTTGTATCCCAGTTAGCAGGTTTAGAAGTTGTCAAAACTCCTGTTTCATAACCGATATCAAGAGTCAAATCTGTTGGAGTTCCGCTTCCAACCTGAACCTTTACTTTAAGACCGTTTGGAGCTGTAGAAGCGTTGTACTCAACGATATCTCCCATTCCGAGAACGATATTTGGAGTAAAGAGTGCGGCCTTTGCAGAATTTACAACAACAGGCTTAGACTTTGTAAGCTTTGGAACTGCAATCTTAAATACACGTACAAGTCTCTCACCGAATGAACGGAGAGGAATTGTCATATTGTAGTCAGATTCACCTGAAGCAGACAAATCTCTGTCTTCAGCTTTTGCATTGAAAATCTGGAACAGATAAATGTTCTGAGGTTTGTCTTCTGCCTTGAACGAATCGTTCTTATATCCCTTGTCTTCGAAAGCAAAGAGAACTTCGAAAGTCTTGTTGTTGTTAGCAAGATTGTAAAGTGTCTGTGAGTCTGGAACAAGATATGTGCTCAAGTTGGCTGTGATTGCCTTTCTCAAAGAAGATTTTGCAATAGGGTTCTTTACGAACAATGCATACTTCTTTTCAAGGTTCTTATCAACGTTGAATGAAAGTGACTGACCGAAGGTAATGTTCTTACCGTTAATCCAGAGGTCACCCTCGCGTGATGTAAATTGGTCAGTTTCTGTTGCCTTCTCAGGAAGTTCGTCGATGTATTTATTACCAGACATTGTATCGTCTTCGAAATCATCATCACTAGAACCACCAAGATAATTCTTGGCATCCTGTGTACCTAGGATATCTGAACTTGAATCACCCATAAATCCGAAAGAACCAGTTACGATACTTCCGATTTCAGCGTTCAAATCAAGTGTACCAACGGCGAGTCGCTTGAAGATATGGTACATATCTTCGCCCTCAAATCCGCCATACTTTTTGGTAATGAGATACTCAATGCTCTTCTTTCCGAAAGTAATTTCGTTTACAACAGCACCTTCTGGTACTTCAAGAATACCATCATTCTGAGCTGCGTTTTTAAGAAGATGACGTGGTTTGAATTCCTCATCCGGGTTGTAAGAATCTTCGTCATAACCCTCAGTAGGGTCGCTTGGATCTTTCAGCTTACAGGCTCTTGTAAGGAACTGACCTGTTCCACAAGGAATATCGTCGAGGTTAGAATCAGAATTTGAGTCTGATTCCCATCTCTTCCATTCATTGTTGAACAAAGCACTGAAGTTATCGTCGAAAGTATCTGGAGATACTTCAACATCAATGCTTCCTTCAACAGAAGTGTTTCCAGGTCTTGGAGCTGATTCAGCACCACCGTGACGAAGCTCATTTGACTGAATGTATTCAGTTGTTGGTTTAAGACTGTTTCCAGTAGTACGTGTGAGGTACGGATAGTCAAAACCGGCTTCGTGAGACTTGATCTTTGTGAATTTCTCAGACTTTTTGTCTGTGTTAATTCTTGAAATGAACAAGTCTGTGTCTGAACCGACTTTTATGTTGTGCATAACTTCTGATTTATCTATCATAATGTTTCCCTCTAATTGTCAAGGTCTGCCTGAACCATTACAGTCACAGGCTCAGAATAAAAGTCTTCATACGTCCGTGCGGAAGAACGATACGCAGTTTCTAAAACTCTTATCCCGTCAAAAATATCACCACGCTTAAAATGGGCCGCGATAAAATCGTAAGCCTCATCTATGTCGTAAGTGCCTCTAGCTTTAGGACTGTTGATGTTAATCTGCAGCCCGCATATCCATCTGTTGCGGCCGTGAGTTCCAAGCTCCTGCTGAAACGGTTTACCGCGTAATGGAAATATTTCAAACCAGAGCTTATCCTCCGGTCTTGTGTCCGTATCATTAGGTTCGATTACAGTTGAAGGCTCTGTGTGACCCTTTTCTTCGTCGAACGCTTCAATTACTTTCATAAAACGAAGGCGTATTTTCTGCCAAATATATGTATCTGTCATTTATCCATAACCTCCGAAATACGAGCTATATCTTTAGGGCTTAAATGCCTCTTTAATATTCCGTTCTGCATCATTACTCTTCGAAGAGCTTTCATCTGCTCTCCTGTAGGAACCTGTTCGTTTTCAGCTTCTACCGAACCATAGGTTCCAAAATAATTATCAAGCATTTCTGGCGTAAACGCTGCCATTTCTGCTCTTGTAATTCGCTCCATTCCATAAGGAGCCTGTATTGAATATCCACTAAACTTACCGTGAGGAAGTCCTCTTTCTTTACCTGTTTTTATACTGCCATCTGGCGGTACGTAAGTTCCGTATTCAAGCATTGCAAAACGCGGATGCAGATTTTCAATTCTGATATTTTTTATTCGCGTTTTTCTGTTTGCAATTACGTCGTGCCCTCCGTAAAGCAAAGTAAGTTTTTCTGCAATAATATTTATAGAATACTTGTCATTAAATTCATCAAACAAATCTTCTCCCATTTCAGCAGAAGTTATTGATGACCTGCCGTATTTTATAGTCCACGCCTTCCAGATATAATCTTTGTCAGGTGCGTGGCTCTTTTTTGTTTCAGGGTCATACCAGTGCTCATCTCTTGGAGTCCTAGATACAACTCTCTGAAAATATATAGCAGCTTCCATAATTGCTCGTCTGTTATGTTGTGCAACTGTATATTTGTAACGTCTTGCAATCTTTGGAGCTGCACCGACCATTACATCTTCCATAACACGACGTCCAATCATCTGAGCAACTTTCTTATCCTTATCACTGTCAAACTTATATCTTGAAACAGATTTATCATAATGTTTGACCTTGAAAGTTATAGTTGCCATTAAGCTTTTCTCCCCTGAATTATGTATGCAACTACATAGTCTCCGGTAGGGTTTATAGGTTTATAATGCACAATGTTATAACTTACACCTGCATATTTAACCCTGTCGTCTACTTCTGTAGGTTCTTCCGTGAACCTGGCTACAAACTTTACGTCACCGGCCCTAATGACTCCCTCGCTCTTGGCAATTGCTTCCTCTGAATAATTTGTCATAACCGCTCTTGTGTCAGCAGAAACTTCCCTGTAGTTCATAATAATTTTACCCGTCATAGGGTCTTTTATTTTTTCACCTTTGAGAAGAATTGCTTCCTGGTGGTTTGAAAAATTATCAATAAGAGAATCTGCAACCTGTCTGAGAGCTACGTAGTCCATTAAGCCCAGCCTCCCAACATATCTGTATGAATGGCTCTTTTAATTCTGCAATAACTGTTCTTGGTCTTGTAAAGTCCTGCAAGGAGATTATCAAGAACAGTAAATCGTGAAATATAAGTGCCGGAAGCAGAATCTGCCTGAGAGTAATATTCAACTTCAAGAACATCAACTTTCTGCTTCTTTACAGTTCCGGCAGAATCTTTCACATCAAACAGAGATGTTACAGATGTAGAAATATAACCTGCTTCACAAACTGCCTGCTTAAGTTCTTCAGGAATACCCAGGACCTCATCACCATCTTTGTCGAAGAGTTCTACACGGGGAAAGCATAGATTCTGTCTTCTGTGGTATTTCTTTTTTCCTTTCCAGCCAATAAGTGAATATGCACGGTCAATATATCTGGTAGCATTTATGAGAAAACTTTTTCGCTCATCAACCGTTTTATTAAGCCAGTCTGTGCGGCCGGTGTTTCTCATATACTCGTCTGCATATTCAAGGCTGACATAACAGTTTGCAGACGGAACGCAGGAACCGTCTTCAACAATGAGGACAACTTCATTTTCTGGAATTACATCAGCCATAAAACACCTCTTTATTCGTCGCGGAGGGCAGCCTTTTCAGGTTTTGCCTCTGCCTTGTTTTCTGTTTTTGCTTCAGCTTTAGGTTCAGCCTTTTTTGCTTCTGCTTTTGACTCAACTTTTGGTTCAGCTTTTACTTCAGCTTTTGGCTCTGCCTTTGGCTCTGGTTTTGCTTCAACAGGTTTAGCTTCAGCCTTTACCTCTGGTTTGTTTTCAACCTTAGGCTCAGCCTTTTTAGCCATTTCTTCACGCTGTCTCTGCAATGAAAATGTCATCATTCCCATTTTTCATTCTCCTAGAAAATAGGGCAGGGTACCCCGAAAGATACCCTGCCTTTTCATTATGCAAGTTTGCAAATGAGTCTTGTGATTGGTACGTTCTTGATGTTGTCAGCAAGTGCCCAGTTATCTGGATCAGCCAACTCTGTGTTGTTTGGTGTAACACCAGTAGCAGTACCTGTCCACTGCAAGCCACGAGGATGCATAACAAATGCACGGCGAGAGATGAGAACATCTTCACCCTTGAGTGTATCACGGTCTGTTTCTGTGATTTCAAGTCCGTCTGTATCTTCGTTGAAAGCAATTGCTCCAAGACCGAAGAAGTAGATTGAGTTCTTTCCAGTATCAGCAACGAGAGCATCGTCAACGATAACTGGTTTACCCATATAGAACTTGTACTCAACTGGAGAGTCAGCGTCACGAACAGTGTCGATGAGGTTGAGTTTTACAAGTTTTGCCATTGTTGCAGAGTTACAGATGATTCCGCCGAGTTCAGCAGCGTGGTCACCCATAAGGTACATTGCATCAATCATTGCTTCGCTTGAAAGTACAGCAGCATCTCCAACTCCACCAGAGATATCAAGAGTGTGAGCCTTGATAGCACCGTCTGTTGGGTCTGTGATACCGGCAAGTGTTGCCAAAAGAACGTGCTGTTCACGGTTTGCCCAGTAAGCAGCGTTCATATCACCGATTGCAGCCATTGGATCATCACCAGAGAAATAGCGAGCAAGGTCGTTAGCTCCCCAAGCTTTACCACGAACGTGGATAGCTGCAATTGATTCGCCGGCTTCGATGTTGTTTACAGTAAGGCCGCTTGCATCGCTGAGAATTTCGTCATCAGCACCAGCAGCATCAACAAGGCTCTTCCAGAAAGGAATATGGATTGTTTTACCGCCCTTTACCTGTGTTCCAACAGCAGGGAATCTGAGATCTGGGTCGCGTGTAGCGATTCCAGACTGAATGATTTTAGACAGTTCTACTGTCTTTGCAATTACATAAGGATTGTACACTTCAGGTACAATAACATCAGAAATTTTTGTAGATGCCATAGTCTTCTCCTAATAGACCAAACTAGGCTCCTGCTGCCGCCTTCATCTGTTTGTACAGTTCAGGGTTTTCTTTAAGCAGTCTTGCCTGTTCAGTAAGGTTCAAAGTTTCTTTCTTGAACGGATTAGTAAGCTGCTGATTTGAATTTCCACCGTTATTTCCTGCACCACCACCTGAAGAGAGGTTTCTAATGAACTTCTTTCCAAAGTCAGTGTCGAGGAATTTACGGAGTGCAATCTCAACAGTCTGTCCGTCTTTATTAAGCAACTGGTCTCCTTCGCCGAAGTTCTGTACAGAGAAGTTGGAACCGTTCTGACCGAAAACGGAACTGAAAAGGTAATCACGACTTGAAGGTTCAATATCGTACTTTTCAGTAGCTTTGTTGAAAGCCTGCATACAGAAAAGGTTGTGTTCACTTGCCTTAGACTTTGCAAGGTCTTCAGTAAGTTTTTTAATAGAGCTTTCCTTTTCTCCAAGTAATCCCTTGTAAGCATTATCAAGCTCTGCCTGTTTCTGCTCATAAGCTTTCTTAATTTCGTCAGGGCTATTTGCTTCGAGTTTCTTCTGCAAGTCTGCATAGTCTTCCGCCATCTTTGCATTTGCAGCCTCAAGCTCTTCCACTTTTGCCTGAGCAGCCTGTTTCTCTTTCTTAAGGTCATCACGGTTCATTTTGATGCCGTTCAAATCCTCGTTATAAAGAGCGAGCAAGCTCTCTACCTTCTTCTCAATCCCGTCATCCTGCACAGCAAGAATCTGTTCTACCGCTTCTTTGGTAAATACCATTTGCGTTTCTCCTATTTAATTAGAAAGGTCTCCTACTGGAAACTTACGCAAGGGCTGTCAGCCACAGGCAGATGTCCTTGCCAATCTTGAGAAAAGAATAAAATTAAAAAAAATGAACCTTAAATTCGAATTAAGAAGAATTAAGTGTTAAAAACGAAAAAAGGGCAGAAACTCAACGAATTCCTGCCCCAGAAGGATGTAAATTATGAAAAACAAGAATGTTTTTTCATTTTTTCTTTGAGGATTTGCGAGGACGACGGTTATTTGCCTGTTCCTTGCGTGTTGAAAATTTACAGTTTGCAGGACTGTAAGAAGCGTTATTGTTTTTTCTGTCTATTGATTTAGAGTCAGAATATCCGTGTGCAAGTGCCCATTTCTTAAATGCAGGGAAGTCATCTTTCCATTCTGCACATACGCGGATACCACGTCCGCCATAATTCGGATATGAATTTGAGTGCTTGTTATAGCACCTGTATTTCATTTTCTCCCAAATTTTATATAATCTTGTATCTGAATCAACCATTTTTCTTGCCTCCTTTAGGTACGTCTTTTATATCGAAGAATATAGCCTGGCTCAGTTTCTTTGCGTGCTCATATTCTTTCATAGCTCCGATACTATCCCTCCAGTCAGGCAATAAAAGAGTCGCACTGCAAATCTTCTGCATTGAATAACAGACCTGCATATAATCAAACCATTTGAACTCTGGATAATCGTTCATAACAGCCGGCGACATTACGCTGTGACCCTTACGTTTGAGTATTCTCTCAGCCTTACGAAACTTGCGTTTGTAATGCTTATCTCCAGTTATCTTTCCTGCAATATAGATTTTCATTCGATTACCTCAATCTCTATTTCGCATCTGGCTTTATCTTTTTCATATATGTCATAGATATGTTTCTCTGGAATTACTTTCCAGTTATCATCAGGAATGATATGTGCATCAACGAGAGTGTCCAAGATAGACGAAAGCTGATTATCTGAATCGCGTCTCTTGTAATCAGCGTGCACAAATATAGCAGTAAGTCTTACCTGTGTTCCCTCTGGAATTGTTGCAAGCTTCTTGCTTGCCAGACAATAATTAAGCGTTGATACAACCTGATTATGCCAGGCCATATATCTCTGATTAGGGAACGATCTGCCGGACCTTGTATTAATTCGACTGTTTTTCTTACTCGGAGTTTCTCCCTCAAGCAATATCTTCATAATTAAAAGAATAAATGCAAAAAACTTTTACCTTAATTTAAGGTTGTTTTTTATTTGTCGTACTCTATAACCGTTGGAACTTACCAATCCGACTACATAACTTGACGAAAATATGATATGATCTAAGAGACCTTAATGATGTCGGTTTTATCAACTGCTTTGTCGTCAAGTAGTAGTTGTGGCGTGGTAGCCAAAATAAAACCGATAGCATTAAGGTTTTTTTATGTTCCAACTGTGCCTGTTCATTACGGTTTACTTATGAATAATAAGGTCGACACTTTGGAATAAGCGAGAAAAGGTGGTAAAAGGGGGAACTTGCCATACCACTAGCGGTGAGACGGAAGTAGATGCCGTGGCAAGCAATCTTTACGGATTGATAGAGTGATACTAACAGTCAGTGCGTAAACACAATGACTGTCCTCAATGAAACGACAGGCTCCCGAAAAGGGTTATGTTTCATAGGCATAAACCGTCTTTCCTTAACCTTGTGTTAGGGAAGGATGACTTTGCCTAAATCACTCTAGGACCGAAAGGGTTAATGAATAAATAAAGGAAACTCTCTTGCGAACGAAAGTGAGCAGAACGAGCGATAGCGAAGTTCTAGTTTGCAGATTAAGTTAGCAGAAAATTAGAGGTAATATTAAGTTATGAAAGAAAATGAAATACTTAAGAAAACTTTGCGACACTATATAGACTTAGAGTACTATGCAAATGGCGTAGACGAAGAATTTCAGACACTTCTTAAAGAACTTGAAAGAGTCTGCGGGCTTGCTATTAAAGATAAAACAAATCTTAACACAAAACAGCAATATAATCTAATTATTCGATTCATTAAAGAACAAGTAGAAGAATTTAAGAAAAAACTGCTTGAACGCCTTGAGAAAGAAGCAGAAGTCATTATGGAAGAAGAAGAACTTTTTCTTGACTCTGTATATAACAACGAGAGTAGTAATGTTTCAGATATAGCACTCGCAATAGGCGGCGTAACACTTGCTAAATTATTATTTACACCATTTGATGGACGAGATAATACAAAGCAATTTGTAGAAAGAACTGGAAATAATATAATCCAGGCTTATGACACTTCCTTGCGTTCTGGATATATATTTGGACAAAAATCAGAAGATATTGTAAAACAGGTAGCTCCTGTTATGAATAAAGTTGAAAACGGAATGAAAAGCGGTATTAGGACAGCAATTCCGGCGTACGCAAAAACAACTGACAGAATTATATTTTTGAACAACAATGCAGAGATTGTTTATTGTTCTACGCTAGATGGAAACACCTGTCTTGTGTGCGGTGATTACCACGGACAACATTTCAAATCTATTACAGAAGCTCCATCTCTTCCGATACACGCAAACTGTCGTTGTGTTTACTTAAAATCTTCTGACGTAAAAGAACCGCTTCCAACTTATCAAGAATACATAGAAAGTCTTTCAGAAGAAGAGCAGGAGCATATCTTAGGAGCCAACAGATACAATCTTTGGAAACAGTATAATATACCTCTTAAAAAATTTGTAAATGATGGAAGAAAACTGAATCTTAATGAATTAGACTTGCCACCTAACCTTGCAGTAACAAACAGCGGAGCAAAAAGCAAGATTGTGGAAATTCTTTCAAATGATGATATTTTAAAGAACGAACAAGTTGTGGATGATTATTATGCTAAAATACGAACAGGCGATAATAAAGATTTCATAACAAGAATTGCTCAAAATTCTGGAAAAAGTTATCAAGATATAGAAAAAATAATCAACCACATTTTTAAGGAACAACACGTTTTTGAAGGTGGAATTGTAAAATATTTTGACGCAAGTGAAGATATTGTTAAAGCACTTGAAAGACTTAAAACTAAAGAGTTTACAGACACAGACCTTCTTTTGCTTGATCACGAGTTATTAGAATTGACATATATGAAGAACAAGAAGTATAATATATATGAAATAGCTCACGAAATGGCAAATAAGAAATATAATTGGGAGGAGGTGTTAAACAATGCGAATTTATCATAAAATCAATGAAACAGAAGATAAGGCAACTTACGAATACCTCTGGGGTGATTATACGAAGCCATTTACAGGTCTTGTTGAAATAAACAAAAAAGCATATTCGGCTTCTGTGTTGAAAACAGCAAAAGATGATAATCGTCCGAAATATGCCGGTGCCTACGCACTTACTGCTCTTTCAAGAAATAATTATCCAGAAAGGTATACACATACCGCCCCATAATTGTTTGAGCCAGAAATAAAAACTATATAAAAAAAAGACGAGGAACTTCCTCGTCTTTTTCATTTATCACTACTCAACATCTGTGATTGTCATATCGTTCGTAACTTCTGTGTTATGAACGACTACAAGTTTGGAAATCGGATACTTCTGAAGTAATTCCATAAACTTGGTCTTGGTGTCTGCTGCAGAGCCGGCAAATGGCTCGCCGGTTGTTTCGTCTGTTGCATAGATGTAAGTAGAGTTTCCGTTTTTGATAAGAATTGAGTACATAGTTCTTACCTCCAGGAAGTAGGGTAAATTATAATTACTTTTTCCTTAAACCGAATATCTTTTTTGATTCTTTTTTAGATATCTTACGGTCTTCTGTAATCAGGTCTGTTCCTTTTTCTTTAAGAAATAACTGCAGGTTCAGCACATCTGTATATGTGTATAGAGTACAGATGTAATAGCCCGTGTCTTTTTCATAGCAATGATACTTCTGCATTTATTTATAAAGACAGCCGCGGAGATTTTCACGCGAACGGAAAGCGAGTTTTACACCATCCTGCTTAAATCCGTCCTGTTCAAGAACAATGAAATACTTTGTATTATAGACTGCAACAAGAATAGCAACGTGACCGTATTTGTTTTTCTCTGTCTTATCCCAGATTAAAATGTCTCCGCGAGTATAATCAGCAAGAACTGAATCTGGGGTTACTTTTAATTGTCCTGGCTTATCAAACATATCTTTTGCACCACCGTTTTTGCCGAGAGCAGGGGGCTGGGGCAATTCCAAAACATCATTTATATATTGTCTTGCGAGGTCTACACACTGAAATTCACCATTTTTATCCCAGTCAACCTTTTTACCAAGATAGGTGTTTATAAAAGTTGTAAGTGTCATTTGTCCTCCGAGAGAGCCTGTTTGTTTTCTGCTTCGTTATCACGGATAATGTTAAAATCAACAGTTCCGAGAAGAAGAGCATAGGCAGAGCCGCAGGAAGCCCAGATTTCAGTAATACTTGCATTTGGGATTACATTCAGCCACTTCAAGATGCTTAAAGCAAGACCGATGAACACGATAATTCCTTTCATCAGTAAAGAATAGTTTTTTACTTTCATTTGTTTCTCCTAATCGTCCAGACAGACGAGATATGTATGACCAAACTGACAGCGGTAAGTAGCATAAGCCTTGCCGTCGATGTATTTAATCGGAACAGTAAAGTCGCGGCACGCAATACCGGCGGTATAATAGCGTGTCTTGTTTTTTTCAAGATCTTCTTTACACTTTGCACACTTCTTTGCATAGGCATAAGAACTGCACAAGCCAAGAATTCCAAGGACAGTAAGTATTACAAGTCCAATTTTTCTCATCTCTGAACTCCTCCTAATTTATCAGCCCATTTTTCTGGAAACCCAGAATAATACCATTTTATTCGTTCTTCTGTAGTCCAATTTTTATGAAACAGAATATCAAAGATGCATCTTACAAAAGACGGAATACCAACGACCAGAAGATAAAGCCAGCCTAAATATAAACTCTGTATCTGGTGCCCGTGTTCGTGTCTTATACCTGCAAGTTCACGTTCACTACCGAAAAATACAAAACTTCCTAAAGATACGCCCCAGCTACCTTTGAATCTTTGTGCTACATAATAAGTCTGCCACTGACCGTCAAGACTGCATCTATATCTCTTTGGATTTACAATCAGATATACGATGCAGCCTATGATATTCTGAGGAAGTTGATGTAAGAATAGTAAAATGTTCAGCAACATATTCTCCCTTTAGAACTGAATGTTTTTTCCAAAATAATATGCTTTATAATCGGTGCCTTGACTTCTACAAACAATATAAGGTACTGTTCTTGTAACTTCT